ATGTATGTTTCTCCCCACAGTAACTTTTAAAGCAAAAAAAATCTTTGACGAGACAGCCATGGCGGTTAGATCCAACTTAAACATAGCTCAGCGAGACAAATTCGTGTGGGAATCAGTGAGAGACAGACATATCCAATCGGATATTGAACTTTTAAAAAGTTTTATAGCGGATAAAAGCACTTCTTAGATCTATACTTCATAATGAACAGGTTGAAAGTAATCCTGTTGGTATTTTGATTGCTCTCGTACGAATGCCAGGTCTTGCCTTGTTGTCCGCAGAATATGAATGTCGAATTAGGTTTCCAAAGTGCTTCCTTAACAAAGGTCTCCTCTTTATCTCCACTGTACATCTTGGTTCCTACGTTGTTTGACGGTGTGATGTAAGTCACTGCACTCCAGGTCTTTTCTAGACCTTCTTGATGTATATGGAACTTGTAAGGCAGTGGTGGAGTAACGCTTATGTGCGCATTCACTCCCAGCATTGCATACTCCCTGTATGCTGGGAAAACGTTTTGTATGTGATTTATGTTTTTGTAAAGATGATCACAGATATCTACTGTATGATCATAGAAATCAATTCCGTGCTCTTTGAACTGACTCGGAAAGATGTGAAACAGTCGGTTGGTGGTTTCTAGTAAACTTTTCTCACATTCTTGTTGCAGTTTAGAAAAGACATCAGCAGGAAATGTGGCATCAATGACTTGATGCGGCCAAGGCTCTAGTTGTACAGGTGTTTCTAAACATTTTTTTAAAAATCTTTGTCCAGCGCTCATTGGAATCTCTTGAAAAAATTATCATAGGCATCTCGTGCCAAATCTAGTTGTATAAATGGTCTTCTAAAGAACTCGTTTTTTTTCTCTAGTATTTCTATGTCTTTACTGTCGGTGATCAAAAAAGTATTTGGATAATATTTTAGTTTCTTTCCCGCTAATATTATATCTTCGCCACCGCTCCGATCATTACGATCTTTGAAAAACCAAAGACAGATTATTTCTTTTTTTTTATTGATCTCTCTTATATCGTCGTAGAGTTGGAAACCTATTTTGTATTTTCTGTCAAACTCCTGCCATACAGTGTGCTTTAGATCACTGGTGTTTTCGTATAATTTATCATAATCTTTTAAGTCATACAGTGTAGAAGCATAGATATGTTTGACGGGTTCTCTAAAAATATGGTTAGGCTTTAATTTCTCCCAATTCATTATGCGGAGAACAAATTGATAACTTCTTTTTTCCAGTCGTCTGCATACTCACAATTCCTGTAACCGTCAAACCATGGCCCGCCTTCGGTGTAATGGAGTATTTTTGGAGAACCGTCTTTGGGTTCCTTGTACCAACCTACCAACCAATTGTACTCGTGTGGCAAGGATCCTATTTCTGAATCTTCAAGCCATGAGAATCTGTGTAGGAACTTTGGGGTTTGTTTGTTGAGGAACTCTGGTGTTAAAATCTTGTTCTTCTCATGGGCGCAGTTCCATAACACCATACTAGACCAATTCTTTCTTGGATAAGCAGTCTGTATCTGGCCATCCATCTTTATAGATCCGTCTTCAGGCGTGTAATCGTGTTGAACACACACCACTGCTTTTGAATCGTCACAATACTTCTCAAGTTCCTTAGCAGGCACCTTCCATACAAAATCGCAATCACAGAACACTGCCCAACCCTTAAAGTTATTAAGATAGGGAACAAAGAATCTAGTGAATGTAAATTCCGTTGATGCTAGTTTGTCTACGTCTCGGGTGTAGATACCTTTAGCTCTCATTTCGTTTTGTTTCAGAGGTTCAACTATTGCTTCTTGGTCTCTGCGTTTGATCGAATGCTCGCACACTTGGTATGCTATGTCTTCTCTAGAATCCCAACCTACGTAAACTTTCATGATCTTCCTGATAATAATTTGTGTATTTCTTGCCAATTATTTACACGTATGATATCTGGGTGTTCAAAGTCTCTGTTATATGGGTGGTCGATTAATATGGGCTTTAAACCGTATTTGAGCCCGGCTACAGCGTTATGAGGCTTGTCCTCGACCCAATACAGCCCGGTGTTGTGAAACTCCGCTAATGCTGAATCTTTGTCAGCACCCGTACCTAGTATATGGTAATTTGTAAAAATATGCTCACCAAAAAGTTCTTCCAGTCTTCTCTTACGCAACTGTTGTGCTGGTATATCAGATGTCTGAGATGTTATGGGTATGAAGGTCCAGCCTTCCGCGGCCAATAGTTTTACCCATGTCTGTGATTCCAACATTGGTCTCTGTGTGCCCATCCAGGCACTCCTGTTGAACTCTCTTATGTGTTTTCTTATTTCATCTTTTGTGACCCCAAAACGTTCTGCCATTTCATATGTGTTCTGCTTGTCTGGTAGTAGTCTGTATGGATGATATCTAACCCCTTGCCCGTCAAACAATGTCTTCTGCAACATCCATTTTGTGAAATGGTTCTCCCATTCCAGGAGGACTCCGTCAACGTCCGTAAGTATGATCCTATTTGATATCGGCATCTTCCATTCCCGCCACTCTCAGTTTCACGATGTTGGTTATCTGCCATTGCTTCTGATCCAGACCTTTGGTTATGCCAAGCCATTGGTTCCTTAGTAGTGCAAAGTCGTTCACTATTTTTGTGAGATCTACTACATCATCCTCACCATCTACGTACTTCTCTGCGTCTCTGCTGGACAGTGCCCGATTGTAGTTCTCTAAGAATTTGCGGAATGTTTTTGATCTCAATCTTCTGAGTTCTATGTTTAAGTATTCTAGTATCGCTTCTAATTGTTGTAGTTGGCTGAATCTCTCTTCCACGATCCCTGGCAAGGCCGCTGATGCTCTTTCGAGGTTGCCGTATATCTTACATTGTTTCCTGGCTTCTAGAAGTTCTTTGTCAAAGTACGCCACGCAATCAGGAATCTTTGCAAGGCTCCTGCTTACTTCACTGTACCAGTTTATCATTAGTCCTCGCTGTAGCCGTCGTCGTATGATTCGTCTAGGTCTTCCTCTTCTTCAAACACCGTGTTGATCGCTTCCTCCAGTTTTGGGTCAAACTCACCAGACGCTTTTATTTCGTCATGCTCGATGCCTATGTCGTCGAGACTCTTGATGAAATCAATTGCCGCGTCCAGTTTGGATCTTTCTGGTACGTAGTGAGATATGGAGTTCCATAAACGTTCGATGTCCTCGTGTGTGAAATCAATCATTATTCTGCGTCGTCCTCTTTTATAATTTCAGTTTTCTTTGCTTTTGACTTTGGTGCTTCTTCAACATTTTCCACTTTCGTTTCTGTGCTTTCACTGAAGTTCGCCATTATCATGTCTAATTTATCACCTGTCCATGCTTTCCTGAAATCGATATGTTCCTTGCCCTGTGGATCAACGTACTTCAACCTGTTTCCGGTCTGCACAAGTAAGCCCTTCTTCTCGAACAAATCCACCAGTCCACTGTATGGATCCATGCCCGTGTCGTAAGGGATCTTGACTTGGACACCCTCGAACGGTTTGGCATATCTGGTCTTCATGACCTTACAAGCCGCTCGTATACCCCTCACTTCGGATATCTTGTTGCCTTTCTCGTCTTCCTTTAATTTTAATTTCTTCATTGCTATCACTATGGAACTGGCATATATGAAACCCTGTCCACCTGATATCTTGTCATCTGGATCAAACATGTCCTGTGATGCGTAAGTGTGGTTAGTTGCTATCAGTCCCACGTTCCAACTTCCAAACATGTTTACGCAGTTCCTAACCAGTGCTGTCAGTGCCTTAGGTTTCCTACCAAGGTCGCCCTTCATGTCTCCCGCTTCAAATTGATTTACATCAGTTGGTGTCAACATCATGCCCAAACTGTCTATCACGAAAAGAACTTTTGGAGCACCTTCTTTATTATCAGCGTGTTGTTCCTTGTAGCCTTTCATGAACTCCGATATGGTCTTTGCCACGTCGTCCACCATTGACATGCTTAACTTCAGGAGTTTTTCTTCTGACGTGTCAACACCCAGGGCCTGTAGCCATGTCTCATCAAGTGCGTTCTCTGTGTCTATCAAGATCACGAATATGCCCTGTGCCTGTGCGTTCTTGATTATGTTTCCTGATGCTATGTATGATTTACCCGCACCTGATTCTCCTGCGAGCACTGTCACTTTACCCAATGGGATTCCTTTGTTGAAATCACTGGTCATCAAATAGTTGAGAGCATAGTTGCCTGTTGAGATCCAATCTGTGGGATCACTGAATCCTATTCCTAACCCTTGTATTGATTTTGTTATACTTTTCCTAAATTTTGTTGCGTCAAACACTTTTGTCATTGTTGTAGTCCTATAGTAAGATCCAAATGATCACTAGCAATACCAGTATCCATGCCGGCACCTGTTTGTATAAGATCCATTCGA